CTACTGGTGCTCCCTCAGTTACTTTTGGTTCTGCTTGTGGGAAATAATGTTTGTATTTATCGAGTAGTGGTGCAACAATTTGTTGTCCTTTTTGAATTTGTACTCCTGCCCAATCTGCAACTTTTCCACCAATTGTCCAAGCATCTTGAGCTCCATCACCAATCAAATCTGCCAATTTACCAACTACTTGAGTACCCTTATTAGCTAAACCTTCTATATAAGGTTGCATCTTATCTGCTACTGGTCCAACTACAACTGAACCTGGTTTTCCATGTGTAGGTATATGAACCATTGGAACTATTGAAAATAAACTTTCTGGATTCCATTGTCTTGTATGTGGAAACGTGTTCATCTTATGAAAGAACCATTGTTTAGCACCAAACATAATACCTTGTGGTGTTAATAAAAATTTACCAATTCTAAATACATCATCTGTAGCTCTACCCATCATTGTACTAATCATACCAAGACCAGGTACACTACTTATAGCGTCAATTCCAGCTTTATTACCAATATCCTTTATAATAAAAGGTTGGTCAAACCCAATTACATTATTATCTCTGTATGGTAGTTTATCATATTGTCCATCAGTAGATAATTCTGTTGGTGGTATTCTTCCATTAGTATTATAAGATTCAAATGATGGTGGTGTTTCTAATGTTGGAAAATTAAAAGGTTGTCTTGGACTTCTTTCAGCTAAAGGGCTATTGTCTATTGAAATCTGAAACCAATCAATTAATTCTGGTGCTTGAAATGAAGTTACATTAGATTGTTCAAACGGATTTGTATTTTGTTGAACGGAAGTTACATCAGATTGTAAAAATGGATTTAAACCACTAAGTTCAGAGTTTATAGTAGTTAAATCTCCTTGTATAAATGGTGCGGTGTCTGATTGAAACGAAGTAACATCTGATTGTTGAAATGGTGTCGTTTCTTGTTGAAATGTAGTAACGTCTGATATTTCAAATGGTTGAGTATTTTGTGTAAACGTACTTACATCTGATTGTGGAAATTGTATAAGTTCTTGTTGAAAAGAAGTTACATCAGATTGAACAAATGGTTGAGTATTTTGTGTAAACATCGTTACATTTGATTGTTGAAATTGAATCAATTGTGGTGTTTCTAAACCAGTTATATCCGATACATTAAATGCTTGTATATCCATTCCTGCGGTATGTCTACCAATTGGATTTGAATCAACTACTTCTGGAACACCATTCAATGTGAACAATGTCGCTGGCCCATTGAAATTCATTGTAAATCCAGTAGCGTGTAGATTTGGAAAATAGTCTACCGATTGTGGTGCTGTTGATGAACCTATACTATTACCAATAGGTGAACCCATTGGTTGTCCAGCTCCAACTGCTAGTTTACTTTTTAATTCAAGTAATCCCATACTATACCTCCGCTAAACCTTTGATTCCACGATTCATTGTTGTTAGTAATTCTCTATTTGTTGATTCTAATGCATGTACGGCACTTATAACACCATCTAATTTTTCTTCGGTAACTGACATATCAGTAACTACCATTGGTTCTGATTCTGCAACATCTGAATCACCACCACCTGCTAACGCCATACCTAACATACCGATTCCCGATAATGCTAGTAATACAGGAAGAGCTGGAAGTAATGCAAGAGCTCCAATGGCTAACGCACCCATTCCAATTCCTAAAGCTCCAAACGCTCCAGCTAAAACAAATATTCCACTAGCTAATGGAACTAATGTAGTTAGTATTGGTGTAAATGAACTTATACCTTCCGATAACATTGAGAAACCACTTCCTATGGCTTGTATAGCAACCCCTAACACGAGTAAAGCTGCGGCTATGACCAACATTGCGGCCGCTCCTGCAAGAATAGCAACAGCACCAACACCACTCGTCATTAGAGCTCCTATAGCAACTAATACTAATGTTAGTCCAAGTAAAGCTACACCAGCCTTGACCAAGTCACTAAACTCAACCTTTGTAAATTCTTGTAGAGCTTTAGCTGTTACAAATAATGCCGCGGACACGATTAACATAGCGGCCGCTCCGGCTAATAATTTAGCTGGGTTTAACTTTTCTACAAAACCAAGTCCACTATTCTTTCTTCGTCTTCTACGAGTACCACCATCTCCACTACCAGAACCACTTGAAACTTTTTTCATTACGGCAGTCTTCTTTTCTAAAAGATAATTCGTTAAACTTTGTTTATATTGTTTAATAGATGCCATCAGACCTTCTTTAGCTGTTAACTTAGTCATCAGATAGATTGATGTTGCTATACCTAATATGGGAGTCAAGTAACCACCAGACATATCATCTAAAGCGGTAATCCAACCAGCAAGAATACTAAGTCCTTTAACTAATGCAAAAACTATAAGTCCAATAGGTGCTAAAGCTACCATAAATATTGGTTTTAACATCTTCCAAATATCAACTAAATCTGCACTCAATCCACGTACTTCTTTCATTATCATAGCCATAAACGCAATATTAGTATTTTGAGTATCCGTCTGTTTATTTATATTACCTTGATTAGCTACCATCTTTGATAACTCTGTTACACTAATACCAATAGATTGTGCTAGAGCTCTTCTTTGAAGAACGTTCATTGCATTAAATTCTGATTCTGAACCTACATTCTTTAATACTTCTCTTTGTAAACCCTCTATATCACCAGACAGAGCTAGTTGACGAGCTTTATCAAGATTCAATTGTCTACCAAGTAGAATTTCGGCTTCCATTTGTTGTTGTATACTTGATTCGAAATCTAATAAGTTATCTGCTATCTTTACTGCAGTATCAAAGTTTATACCAAGTTTTTTAGCTTCTATCGCGGCTCTAGCGACATTCATACCACCATCTTTGGCGAATCCAGCAAAAGCTTCAGTATTATTAGCTATGTCTTGCATTACTTGACCTGGTGCTACACCTTCGGCTTGAGCTAGTGAAGCAACATTTTTGGCCATAGCGAAAGCGGCTTGTTCAGAACCAGCTCCTATAGCTTTCATCGTGACCATTAGAGCTCCAGCGGCTTGACCACTAACACCAAAGTCAGCTTTCAATTGACCCATACTCATTAGTAACTCGGTTGAAGATGCGGATACACCACCAAAATTGTTTATCAAGGCCATTTGAGCTTCTGCTACATCAGCACTTTCAATTCCTGCCGCTTTCATAGCCATAGATACTTCACTTATCTGCATTTGTAGACCTATAGCGGCTTCATCACTAATACCTAATTCTGTTTTAAGACCTTGAGCACCTTTAAATAATGAAAACATTGACTTAGCGGCCAAACCTAAACCAGCGAGAAGTATTAGTGCTGGATTAGCTAGTGCCGCTTTTAACGTAGCTCCCATCTCCATAGCTTTGTCTTTTATATCATTCATAGGAGCTTGTAGTTTGTTTACAGCGTCATTTTGCATACCTTGATATTTAGCTATGTCTTTTTGTACTTTTAGTCTATTTTCTGCAACATTTAAAGCTTCAAGAGCTTTATCCACTTCGTCTTCTGCTAAACTGGTTTGACCAGTCATTATTTTAATTCTTTCTTCCGCTATAGTTTTTTCTTGTCCAGCCAAATCAACTTGTTGAAAAGCCGCCGTTCCAATACCCAATTGAGCTTCATTTAATGCATTTGAGTTTTGTATATTCTGTAACATTATACTACCGATGTCTGTTGTAGCACCTATTATACCATCATTTACATCATTGAAGTCGTTCATCTGATTGGTCAAATTTTCCGCACCTATAACTTGTCTCTGACCAGCAGTTTCTAATTTTTTAGCTATGTTTTGAGCTTCATAACCTAAATCTCTTCTTCTTACTTCTTCTTTAGCTAATCTTTCTGCAGTTTCTAAGGATATACCTTCCATATCCCTTAACTTTTTTTCTGTAGCTTCTCTTTCTCTTTTCTTTTGGTTTATTTCTTCGGCTTTACCTACTTCTTTTTTTAAATTATCAAGTCTTTCTTTTTGAGATTTATTCAACTTGTCTTCCATGGCAAGCAATTTTGCAAGGGCTTTACGTTTTTCTTCCATCCCCCTTTTTTCTGCTTTCGCTTCTGCTTCTATTACTTTTTTGCTTCTAGCCATGGGTTATATTATAATCCTTTGAATCTTGTTTTGTAGTCTGTTTTTTTATTTAGGTCTTTTAGTGATTTTTGTAACTTCTCAGATTGTTTGTTCAGGTCTTCTAAATCTTTTTGAATTTGTTTTTCCATTTTTTTTAATTGTGGGTGATTCTTTGAAGCTTGTTTTACTACATCTTTTGGTTTTGCACCAGCTACAACTCGTTGAAATAAGGTACTGATAATACCTTCGTAAACTTTACTTTCTTTTACTTCTTTGATTTCTAATTTCATAGAACGTAGTAAATCTTTAAACTCTGAAAAAGGCTCCATCACTACGTCATAATCACCACCACCTATAAGATTATCTGATGGGTCAATTATTTCATAACTTTTACCAGTCTTATCGTGTTCGAGATTCATATAGGCACCACTTGTTGATACTACTTGAATCTTGTTTCTCATTTTGTAGATTTTTGGGGATTTAAGATATTTTTTAGCTATTTTCTTAATATCATTAATGTTTTCCATTTATAGTCTCCATGTGTATAACGGTATTATGGGATTTAATCAATAATAAATATCAAAAAAATGAACTTTTATCTATTTGGATTTATATTTGGCCCTCTTGCCGAAGATGATTTTTTATTTGCTTTATCGTATTCTGCTTTCTCTTTTTTATAGAAGGCTTGCATCTGTAAGAAATAGAATTTACGTAAATATGTGGGCATAGAGTATACTGCATCATAGGTAAAGCCACCTTTCCCATGAAATACTATTTGAAATATTTGTTCGTGTATCTTAGGTTTGTGTTCAGGACTTAGGCCAAAAAAACTCCACCGTCATAGGAACGGTGACTTCGACCTCCTCACCTGAAGAAAAATCAATAATAATATTTAAGTCCACATCAGGTGTTATAGACATTAAATAATCTCTAAATGCTTTTGAGTCACGAGACAAAAATTCATTATTGACAAAGTTATTAATAGTACCGACACTCTCGTCTCCATCTACTGATGTAATAACTTTTCTTAATCTTGTAGTTACTTCTTGTTCTATACCACTTTTTCTTGTAACTTTACGTAGAGCTTTTAATTCCTCTGATATTTCGTTTTCGTCACGTTGTGTTATAAACTTCCAACCTAATACTCGTTTAGAATTTGGTAATTCAAATGTATAATCATTATCAAAGTCTATTTCTTTGTGGTTAAGGGTAGTTAAATCAAGAACTTGTTTTTCTTTTTCCCCAGTAGTTGGGTCTTCCATTTCAAATTCGTAATCTTTTCCATATCCAAGAACACGAGCGGCTATCATAACTGCATTCTTATCACCAATTAACATATCATTCATATCAAAGTCACCTTGTACAAGTGATTCTAATAATACGTCAATTACTTTACCTTGTTTGATAAGATTCTGTGAAGTAAGAATATCTTCTTCTTTAGCTGTCATATATTTTACTTCAACTTCACCACTTGATAGTGGATGTCCATCTGGATAGTACTTACCGCCTGATGGTAATTGTACTATCTCGGTTGGAAACTTAGGCTTTTCTTTCTTAGCCATAATTTCTCCTTATTGTAATGTGATTTCATATAAAACTATTTTATAAAACTTCTTTTTAATAAGTATCAGCGTAAATCAAAAAACCCTATGCAAAAAAAAGGGGAAGTCCACCACAAACTTCCCCCTATCCACCAATAAAATATTGTTAGAATTGTAGTATAGCGTAATCGTAACGTAGACTCAATGTAATTTCAGCAGGGTCACTAACTGACCAATCTAAATCATTGAAAGCTGCGGATGTAATAAACGCACCTTTTAATGTCCATTCTTCTACTTTATCACCAACTGGACCTAACATATTAATAGTTATATCTTTCTTGTAAAAATCAGAATAACCATCTCGACCAGTTACAGATTCCTTGTGTAAACGAACCCATTCCATTACAGCTTGAGCACCACTTGGAACAACTGGGTCAAACAAGGTAATTTCAATTGGCTCCCAAGCACCTTTACCTTTCACGTATCGCTTCATGTTTATATGATTCAATTCTACTTCTTCGAAAGTAATACTTGGTCTATTCGCAGTCTTAATTAGATACGATGGTATACCTTCTAAATACATGATATATCGGTTCTTCGTCTTCGGTTCAAACGGAGTGAACATGATTTCTGAAGGGTCGAGTAATTCAGCCATTTTATATCTCCAATAAATTTCAATTATTTTTTCTTATATATAAATATCATCTATACACAAAAAAGTTAATTTTTACATCGTTATAGTATATCTTCTATATAACACAATAATAAATATCACTAAAACAAAAAACCCACCGATTAGGTGGGTTTTAAGTTTAAACTAAGAAGTTTAATTACTCTGGAAATGTAGCCCCTGTTGGGAGTACAACGAAGTCCAGAACAATAAATTCTGCAGTTCTCGTAGGTTGAATATAGATTTGTCCAACAAGACGATTTCTATCAATCACATCTGGTGTGTTGTTAGATTCATCCATGACAACTCTAAATGCACTCAAACCACTATTAGCCTGAACAGAATCTAAGAAAGGATTGACAATATTCAAGAAACGATTCCTTGTTCCAGCAGTATTCTGTTCGAACAATAGGTATCTTGAAGATGAAGCAATAAATTTCTTCAATCTAATTAACAATCTTCTTACATTCACTCTGTCTAACGCTGATGGTTTAGCTTGTAAGGTCTTTTGACCCCAAACACAAACACCTTGACCTGGGAATGAAGCGATAGGATTAATCCTTTCTTCATAAAGGTCATCACGTTCGGCGTGAGTTAGTCTTGTCTGAGCTTCAACTACCGAAGTTAATCCACCACGATTCAAACCAGCTGGTGCGAACCATTCATGTGATACTTGGTCTGTATAAGCAACAACACCAGGTAAAACAACTGAAGGCGGAACCCATACAGGTAGAGAAGTACCAGAATCTACAATTTTAACCCAAGGGTAGTATGTAGCCGCATAGTTAGTATCTAATGTGGTTACACGACTTGTCATTGTAGCTATACTCTCACCATATATAGAAGCATCCATTATATAGAATGCATCACCACGTTCTTCTACCATGTTCATAGCTCTTGCACTAACTTTACTATGTAAACCATGTACAATACCTGGTGTTACGAGTAAGTTAATATCAAACTCATCTGGATTACTGACAGCGTTTATAGCTTTCTTAAACACTTTAGTACCCATTGTAGTAGCTGTTGAACAATCAAATCCCATAGTGTTCGTTGATGTTATGTTAGCTCCAGTATTTTTAACTGTAGCTGGATTCATACCATTAAATCCACCTTGGAATGGTAAAGCAAATTTACGTTGACTAATATGTGAACCAGCCAATGTAATTTTATCTGAACCAGTAGCATATGTAGCTGACGCTGAAGCGTGACCTAACATATTCTCCAAGGACATACTAACGTTATTACCAACTCCAGCACTTATTGGTGTTGGTGCTAGGTAAGAAACGTTATCATGAGCTGTACCATTATTATTATATGTGTAATAATAGTTAAAGTCAAATCCATATGGAATTGTTGTGTCAAACTCCAAGTTCTCACTTGTTTGTTGTGTTACCAACTGAGCCGCATTTACGTGAGTTCCACCAGGAACTGGGTTTGTAAAAGCTCCATGACCCATTGGTACTACGGTTTTTGGTGCAAATTCGAGAGCTGAATAATCACTTATGTATATGTTATTGGACATATTTGGCCAATCACCATTATAAGTAAGTTTTCCGTTTGCATCTATAGTTACATACCTATCACCAATAACTCTTGGTAAATAGTTAGTACTTGTAGCATCAAAACTCAAATTGTGCCATGATTCTAATAAAGAACCATCATCAACTTTGTGTACAGCTAAACTAAATGAACCATAATCTGACCCTGCTATACTACCAGCCGCTTTCACGTTAGAAACAACAACATAAAAGTCATCATTTACATTTGAACCATGTGAACGAGTCTTAATCTTAAATAGATTAAAACGAGCTCCATTTATCATTTGTGATTGTACGGTTGGAGTTTCAGCGTTAGAATAATCTGTACTTG